GTACAGACTGGACTAAAGAACAGTTACTAGAAGCAGTACCTACAGCAAGAACAGTACCACAGATTGTCTTAGATGGCGAACTAGTTGGTGGATTTAATGAACTTAAAAAAAGGTTAACAGATGCTAATTGATAAAGGTGTAAGTGCAGGGGAAGTAATCACTCTTAAACTGACAAGTGGAGAGGAAATTGTTGCGAAACTAATTGAAGAAACTCCAACACATTATAAACTGAGCAAGCCGATGGTTATTGGTATGGGACAGAAAGGCCCAGGTCTAATGCCCTACCTGTTTACAGTTGCTCCAGAAAAAGAAGTTAAACTGTTAAAAACCACAGTAACAGTGGCAGAAGCTACAGATAAAACATTCGCAGATCAATTTATTACGAGCGCCACTGGCATACAATTGGCTTAAATACTAGACTATGACAACACCTCAGTCTACCGCAGCAGGAACTCCAACAGCAAGCCCTAGTGGCCCATACGCACCCCGCCCGCATACTCACGGCGCAGGCTCAATGCCAAGGCAAGAGCCCTTATACGATTCAGCAGACGTCTATGCCAACAATCAAGTTATTGCATTATACAATGCTGCTACCGCCAAAGGTGCGTTTGCACAGACTCGAGTAGGACCTGTTACAGTTGTACAGGCAGTACAGAATGTTGAAGGTGATGACGCTAATACTGCTGGTAAAGCAGAAGCTGATAAATTCCTAGCTGAAGGTAAGATCACTCAACAGCAGTACGATCAAATTACTAAGACACCAGAGCCAACTGGCACTCCCGTAAACGCACCTGCCAGTGTTCCGACTGGTAGCACCAACGGTGTTAACATCTATAACGAAACTTCAACATTTAACTTTGATACTAAAGTAACAGCCACTACTACCCTAGGTCAAATGATCAAACAGGTTACATTTCCTAGAACTATTGCACAGTTAAGCGAGTGCTACCCAGGAATGAAACCTTTTCAGATTGTAAACAATCTAGGCGCATTGGCCAAGAACATCTACGAACCATTAAAGGCACAGTATCCTAAAGCCTTTATGACCAACAGCTACCGACACGGTGCCAGCATTGGCGGCGGACAACACGGTACAGGACAGGCAGCAGACTTTCAATTCCACGGAGTACACAGCAGTGGCTATTATGATATCGCAGTATGGATGAGTAAAAACTTGCCATTCGACCAACTGCTACTGGAATATCTTCCAGGCAAGACTGTATGGGTTCATTGCAGTTATGCAGCACCTAGCCTGCCGTTCGGTGGCATCAGTGTATTAAAAAGTAAAGGCAAAGGATCAACATTGGCCACACTAAATGGTGCAGCTGGTGGGAAGTTCACTCCGGGACTGTATGCGAACATTATCGAAGCAGCCGGCATCAACAGAATAGTCGCAGGTTAAAAATGAAAAAATTTCTTTGGAAAGTATTAGGCTTCTTAAGTTTAGGAATGGCCTACGTGGGACTAATCACTCCTGGTATCCCCTACAGTTGTTTTGTGGTAGCGGCCGCATATTGTTTTGCCAAAGGTTCGCCTAAGATGCACGCCTGGCTTTATAATCATAAGATATTCGGACCATTCCTTACTAATTGGAATGAGCGCAGAGTATTTCCAACCAAAATGAAATTCTTTATGTTAGCAATGATGTCTAGCAGTTTGATCATTATGGGGTTGACAAATGTTCCTGTTCGTGGTATAATATATACTGCAATGTTTATGTGTGTCGTTGCTGTTTGGGCTTGGCGCTTTCCAGGAAGTGTTGAAGAACACGAGAAACGACTAGCAGAAGGCAAGAAGATTGGTTGGTTCAATAATCAGTTTTAGTAAATAACGTGTATGAGTGAGCAACAAGATTTAGAAGACCTTTTTGAATTACAGGTAATAATTATACTTTTAATTTATTGGGCACATTTTTGGTACACACTCCTGCATTAAAGAATTGTTGTAACTCCTTCAAAGCGAAGGCGTTCTGGACGCCGGTTCGACTCCGGCCAGGTCCACCTAAGCATACTCCGAACCGAGTATTCTGGTAGCAAGGCGAAAGCTGAGTGTGCTTAGATGGGCCTGCATTGGTTTCGACAGGGCGAGATAGTAGAGACGGCAACACAGTAGGCGATGACTGTAAATCAAGCAAAACTCGTAAATGCAAACGCAGATACAAACGACTTCACAGCAATGAGCTTCACTGGTAACACTGTTACTGGCAAAAGCAAAGTTGCTCTAGCTGCCTAAAAAACAGCAGGTCCGAGGCAGCTATGCCTTGTCATCCAAAATAGTAGAAAGCACCTTCGGGTGCTTTCTTTTTGTTATTAATTTTTCCTATAAGTGCTATTGAAATAATTATTGTAAAAACCTATTGACTTATGGTCTTAGTAGGCTATATAATACTACAAACACACAAGGAGACACTATGTCTATAACATTGAAAAATTTGGAGTCAGCACTTGCTGGTGAGAGTATGGCTCACATCAAGTATCGTTACTTCGCACGGATCGCTCGCGAAGAAGGCTTCGAGGATGTTGCTAAACATTTCGAACACACAGCAGATCAAGAAATCAAACACGCCTGGGGACATTTGGAATTGCTAATCGGCAAACCAACAACTAAAGAGTGTTTGGAAAAAGCTATCGAAGGTGAAACGTATGAGTTCACTACAATGTATCCTACATTTAAAGACCAAGCCGCACAAGAAGGCCACACAGCAGTTCAAGAGTTTCAAGAACAGATCGACGAATCAATCGAACACGCTGAAGAGTTTAAGGCTGTATTAGCCAAATCAGAAAAACGTTTTGCGGCACTACAAAAAGTCGAACAACGTCATGCTGAAGCGTATAAACAAGTTTTGGAGGCACTATAATGGAAAAGATTTGTATTGTATGTGGACACGTACACGATGAAGAACTAGAAGGCAAGTGGGAAGACTTACCAGCAGATTTTGCCTGTCCAGAATGTGGCGTCGGCAAAGAAGACTATGTTGAAGCTGACTTCTAATCTGAACGGATTACTTAACGGCAAAAGATATATACTGTTTTGCAAGACAACACACAAGGACAAGTCATTACTATTAAAAGTGTACCGTATATGAGACTCGCCTTTCGACAAGGCGACGAAAAACCAGAAGGTGGTGGATGCCCGATCGGAGGCGATTGGACTTATCTTGGAACCAAAGAACTATTTGGCGATAAGAAGGTTTTGGTTATCGGTCTGCCTGGCGCATTTACTCCCACTTGTTCATCTGAACAGATTCCGGAATACGAAGCTCGATATGATGAATTTAAAGCATTGGGATTTGATGCCATTTATTGTGTATCAGTTAACGATCCGTTTGTTATGAATCTGTGGGCAGACACTATGCAGGTTAAAAACATCAAGATGTTGCCAGATGGTAATGCAGAGTTTACTAGACTAATCGGAATGTTAGTTGAAAAGCGTAATCAAGGCATGGGGTATCGTAGCCACAGATATGTCGCTGTAATCAACGATATGATCATTGAACAGATCTTTGAAGAAGACGGTCGTGAAGACAACTTCGGCGGAGATCCCTACGATCTAACCACAGTTGATACTGTACTAGAAGAACTATCTAAGTAGTAACGCTAACTCCATTTAATGATTTTCACTATGTGTTTAGTGGTGATTTCATAATATAATAACGATACATACTAATGCAGTATGTATTTTATAAAGGAGAACTACTATGTGGACTACACCATCAGCAACAGATATGCGTTTTGGGTTTGAAGTTACAATGTATGTGATGAATCGATAATAAAGACAGCCCACTTCGGTGGGCTTTCTCTTGACAAAATTTTCAAACTATGTTATAGTACTAACTGTTAACTTATTTTGGAGATCCTATGTTAGACTGTATGATTATCGGAGACAGTATTGCTGTCGGAGTATCACAGGTTCGAACAGAGTGTGTTAGCCACAGCATTGGCGGATACAATACCTGGCAGTGGAATAAGAAGTTTGGCAAAACAGATCTCACAGCCTCAACTATGATTATCAGTTTGGGTACCAACGATCATCAAGGTGTGCATACCTTTAAAGAGTTAAGCATCATGAGAAGTCGTGTTACTGCTGATCGAGTATTTTGGATACTGCCTCCCTGCAATGACAAGTTTTGTAAGCCAAATGTAAATGAAATAGTTGAGATCATTGCCCGTTCACGAGGCGACACTATCATCAAAACGGACAGACTCCAAAAAGATGCCATCCATCCTAGTTGGGCTGGATATAAAGAGCTTGCAAATCAAAGCAAATGAGTGTATAATAGTTCTATAGTAAACAAGTTAGGAGTTCATTTTGAGTATGCATTTAGAAGGTCCGTGGCTCAGTACCACAGGCAAGAAAAAAGGCAAAAAGAAGTTTGCATCTGCAGAACATGCTAAAAAAGCTCGCGAGCAAGATGAGTCTTGGAAAGAGCTTATGAAAAAATGGGGCATTGAGACAGAAGAAAAAAAGCGCAATCGTGCTTTGACTGCTGAAGTTTGGAAGCCCGATAACAAGCCATACAGCAGATTTGGCACAGATGTCAAACATCCAAGTTTACCGTTTACAGGCGCTCCTTGCACCGTAGCTGCTCCAAAAGTCTATACTGGAACCAAAGTAAAAGGTATCGCCACTATGCACAAGTCAAACGCTGTTCCAGTCTTTTCGGACGAAGAAGCAGTGGACATTTCTAAAATGAGGAGATAACATGGCACTTACTAAAGAAAGACTCGAATATCAACGAGCATATCGTAAGCGTACCGGAAATGCGGCATCCAAAAAATACGCTAACTCTGAAAAGGGTAAAGCAATTCAAAAAGAATGGAGAGAGTCTGTTGAAGGTCAAAAATCAATCAAACGTTCAACGGCAGCTCGTAAAAAACGAATAAACTCTGATTTTGATTCATTTGTATCTTATAAGTTTACCAGCATACAGAATGGCGCAAAAACTAGAGATTTAGCATTTAACATTACAAAAAATCAACTAAAAACTTTTTTAGAAGAAAATCCCAAATGTGACGAAACTGGTAGAACGGTTACCTATAAACAAGGTTGTCTAAATCAAGCGTCCATTGACAGGATTAACAATCGATACGGATATAGTTTAAAAAATATACGGGTAGTATGTCAACAGGTAAACTATGCCCGAAACAACATGACCATTGAAGAGTTTAAACAGATGTGTAAAGACGTTGCAAAAAATGCCAAAAAGCGTCGATAATCTTCTATTTTTAACTATGAATACAGTAACTGAGCTATATATTACTACGTTTCGCAAAGAAACTAAGATAGTAGGTTTGTCAAAGAATAGAAATATTCCAAATCAAACCCGCGAGTCTTGGCCAATGAGAAACCCGTGAGATTCGGGAAGCCAAGTTCGCCAAAGGTACGAAGTGTTATGAGAACTTCGTGGCTGATGGAGACAACTACACGAACCCAGGGTTCTTTTTTTGAGCCTCGTGAAGTATACTCCCTTTATGTAATGTCTGCGAGTGGTAGGCAACTGCTATGAACAGACACCAAGTCAAAGGAGACAATATGGAAAAAACATTACGACTAGTTGTATTAACTCTAGGTCTGATGCTTACTGCCTTGGCAGTACAGACTATTACAGTTAATAAGTTCAAAGTCTTGCGAGAACAAAATCTCGTATCGTCACCCGATGTGGTAACAATCAAAACAAGAGAAAGACAACTCGAGTGTCTAGCTATGAACATTTATCGCGAAGCAGGTCACGAACCGTTCGAAGGTAAAGTTGCAGTAGCACAAGTTACAATGAACCGTGTGCAGTCAGGAGCATTTGCCTCTGATGTATGCGGAGTGATCTATCAGAAAAGCGTTATAATGGAAAAAG